TTTTAGCCCCCTCCTATGCGCGTTAGCGCTGACCCTCCCGGGTCGGTGTTGCGTGCGTTGCTTGTGAGTTAAGTAACTCTCGAACCGTAGTCCTTACTGTGAGACTTATGCCTACCCCAGCTCAAAACTACCTCACCCCCCTTAACCGTTACGACTCGATTTATTGGGTCATGGCCGATGGGAGTGTGGTTCCAATCGCAGCTGAATGTAATGCTCGATTGGAGGGTAAGGCTAGACCGGCATCCACCTCAACTCCCCCTCGGCAGAAGGGCGATATTCGCCCTATGACCTATTGGGAACATCAGTGGTTGCACGTCTCTCAGCATGCAGCTGGACATAGTGTAGGGTTTGCTGGTGGGACTGTCTACTACTCCAATGGAGCTCAAGTAAACAGCCCTTGCTACTTATCCTACCCTCCTGTTCCAGGAGCATGGCTTCAAAGTGCTGCTGAAATAAAAGCACTAGCGAAGCTTCAGGACCAAGACGTCGATTTCGGTGTCTTATTTGCCGAGGCCGATGAAACTGCTAAGACCATTGCGACGACTATGACACGTATCGCCCGTGAGGTTGTGGCTTTTCGTAAGAAAAGACCAGACCTCTGGCGGCGTGTTGTACGTAATCAAAATGGTGGCCGCAGACAACTGAGTAGGTATGTCAACAGCCCTGACCCTGATAGAGCGTTAAAAGCTCGTAAGGGTAAGCGCAAACGCAGAACTTCGCGTGTTGATGAAATCCCTTCTCAATGGCTTGCATTACAGTACGGTTGGAAGCCGATGATGAGCGATGTCTTGGGGGCTATGGCGGCCCTTGACCACAGAGCTCGATCCCCTAAGTGGGATCGGCGAGTGGAGGCGACTGTTAGTACGTCGTCTAGCACCGTTGATTATTTCTCATCGGGTTGGCCTTTTTATTTGGCCGGTATAGCTGTTACTAACACCTATACAGTGAAGGGTAAGGTTATCCTTTACTACAAGTTGAGAAACCCAGAACTTGCTTTACTATCTACGTTGGGTCTTATTAACCCCGCCGTGATAGTCTGGGAGAAGCTTCGTTACTCATTTGTCGTTGACTGGTTTGTTCCAGTCGGCCCTTGGCTTAACGCCTTAACGGCTGACGCCGGCTACGATTTTGTAGACGGTTGTTACACGCATGTGAGTAAGATTAAACGATCTGACGTCGAGATTGTCAACCCGACCCTCGTTGGCGCATTTTCATACGACAAAGTGGATATCGGGCGGATGTCTCGCCGAACATACAGCTCGTCACCAGTTCCCGGACTCTACTTTAAGAGTCCTTTCTCAACATTGCACGTGGCTAACGCCCTTGCACTGTTGAAAGTCGCGTTCGCTCCTGTAACGCGGCGTTTATGAGGTTAGTATATGGCAGCTCAAACTGCTTTGGTGTTAAACACCAAGTCGTACGCCCCCCGTGGAAAGAATTCGGGGAATGTCGCTGCATGGGCCCTTGTTGGTGACACCACCTTTGGTGGTGCTACTAGTATTGTGTCCCTGCGTGTCAGTGAACCTGACAAAAACGGCAATACACGTGTCAGCGCTAGGCTGACCGTGCCGAAGGCAGCTACTGCTGACTCGGCGTGCGCATGCGTCGGACAAAACATTGGCGTAAATTACTTTGACGCCACTGTCACAGTATCCTCTTCGGATACTGCTGCCGAACGCACTGACCTCCGTACTCGAATCAAGGACTTCTTTGCCAGCGCTGTTTTTACCGCTGCCATCGATAACCTCGAGGGGGCTTGGTAGCCCTTTAGAAGTGATAAATCCTTAGTCCGATACTGGAGACTCATATGCGCATTACGTGTAAGCAGACGCACCGGTTCGCGCTTTCAGTCCTTAAAACACTGAGGCGCTCGGTTGTCGTCGACAAGGCCATTGCTGGGATTAGTGAATCCCACAGTAGCTATCTCTCTATTGGCATCGATCCTGATGCTTATGAGAGTGCTTCCGACTTTGCATCGGATTACCTCGCGGTCGAATTGATGTCCAAGTATCCTTTCTTGGATGTTGATATTGACCGTGTAGGTGTTGCAATGAAGAAGTTTGTCGATGTTGAGGAGAATCTATCGCAGGTAGGGGTTAACCTTACCAACTTAAAGAGGGGTGCCGCGCCTTACGGCGTTGAGCATCCATTTCACCACATACTTTTTTGTGCTGAAAGAAAAATCAATAGGTTGCTTGGTTCCTTTAATTGGGATCGAGCTGAAAGGTTCTTCAACTTTGGCCCTGGTGCCTGTATTGGCATCACACGGTTGCAAAGCGACGCTTACAATAAGTACGGTTGTTTAAAACCGTCTGTAACACCAGGTTGCCTTGACCTCGCTTGTGCTTATTTCGAGCACGTAAAGGTCTTCCGGGATTTATCTCCGGTCGGCCCGTTAGAGGAGCCAGGACGACGTTTCTCTGTCGTTCCTGGTAACAAGGTTGTCACTGTTCCGAAGAACGCGAAGACTGATCGTGTTATTGCCATCGAACCCCAGATGAATATGTTCTTTCAAAAAGGGATTGGTGGTTTGATACGATCACGTCTTAAGCGGGTCGGCGTCGACCTCGACGATCAGCTCCCTAATCAGGA